GGCACCTTTTTTTATGCCTGGCTGACAGATAATGACAGCGCACTGCATCGTGATCTGCTGATCGTCCGCAACGGCGTGAAGCTGGAGGAGGATGATGAGCTTGATTTTGAACTGACTGAACTCGATCACGTCCAGATATTCGACCAGCCTAAAGGCGTCGTAGGCGACATCCTCAGCCCGATATTCAAGGTGGTGGGGCAGGTATTTTCATTTCTGATGCCAAAGCCGTCCATTACCAATACCGGCGGCAATTCGGTTGATTCGCCGAACAACTCCCTCACTGGCCAGACCAACACTGCACGCGTTTATAAGGCCAAGCCGGACATCTACGGGCAGGTACGATCGTTCCCTGACCTGATTCAGGAGTCGGTGTTTGAGTATGTCACGCAGAATGTAAAAAGTGGCGGCCTGAAGTATGTCACCGAGTGGATGTGTATCGGCATCGGGAGCTATGACTACGACTCTGTGCGCTATTCAGAATCCAGTCTCGGATCGCTTGCCGGCGCGGAGTATCAGATTTACCAGCCGGGGCAGGTTATACCTGAGATTGTGGAGGGCTACGGCTTTGATGATGTGGACGGTCAGGAAGTTCCTGGTCAGAATGAGGCCAGTGACTTCCCGATCCAGTCAGCCACCGCAAAGACCATGGTCAGCGGCAGCTATTCCGGCGGCCAGATGGCGATTAAAATCGTCAAACAGGCGGAGTTCGACTACTTCAAAAATCTGGTTCTGCCGCATGCAGTGACATTTACCATCAACGTGACGTACAGCACCGCATCAGGAAACGTCACTACAGACGCGACCTACTCCGGAACGCTGATATCTGCAGTTGAAACAACAGACGGCGCTACAACGAATCCGGTTCGCTGGTACACGTTTACCTTCAGCCAGCTGGAAGGTCCACAGGACATTCCGGCCAGCGCCACAATCAACACGTCTAAATTCGTGCTCAATGACAATGAAGCACTGGTGGTGGGGCCGTTCTTCTCTCCGGTTGCATCAAGCCAGCTGTGGCTGCACACGCAGTCGAGCCTGGGCGGAAAGAAAGAGACCAACTGGAAGGTGGTGATCTGGAAGATTAATGATGACTACTCGCAGGTGCCTGGAACAACCCAGACTTTCACGTACAGGCAGCCCACACCTCACCAGTCAACCAGCGAGGTGTTTTACCGCACAGACAAGCTGACTCCAGCGGCAGGATTTGGAAAGTATGCCGTAAGCCTCCAGCGTACGGACAACTCCAGCGACGCTTCTATCCTGAAGGTGGAAGAGATTCATAGCATCAATGTGCGGCGTAACGTAGTGCATCCTGACGATACGCTGGTGCGGGTTAAAGTCAGGGCTACAGAAAATGCGCTGGGGAGCCGGGAGAGAAAATATAACCTGCTGGCCACGCGCAAAACCATCAGCTACAACCTCGACACACGGTCAGTTGATTACACGCTGCGCGCCTCCCGATCATTTGCTGACGCCGTCGCGCATCAGTGGCTAATTATCGGCGGACAGCCGGTCAGCAGCATTGACCTTTACGGGCTGTATGCCATCTCAGAGGTGTTACCGGATGCGCGCCTGGGATATTTCGATTACACGTTTGACGATGAAAATGACTCGCTTGGGGACCGCGTTCAGGCCATCTGTAATGCCGCAAGTGTCATCGCATTCATGGATGACAACGTACTGACGTTCACACGCGATCAGCGCGTGGCGAACCCGGCAGCCGTATTTAACCGTGCCAACATGAAAACGGATGAGTACAAAATAACGTATGAGGCCACGCTTCCCGGCGGCTATGACGGCGTGCAGGTCTCCTACGTACATCCGACCACGAACAATAAGACGTACATCAACTACCGCATACTGAACGGCGCCATCACTCAGCAAGAGGCAGAAAACCCGAACAAGATGGAAATTGTCGGGTTTCGCAATGAGTTTCAGGCCAGAGAGCGGGCGCTGCGTGAGACAAAGCGCCTGATGTACTCCCGCGCGCGGATGAACGCCAAAGTGTTTGAGGACGGTATTATTCAGGTGGGCAGTGTTATCCAGATGCCTGATATCTACGACAGCAACGAGCAGCAGGGGTATATAACCGGCCGCAGCGGCAATGCGTTCGACACCAGCGAGCCAGTAAATTTTACCGGGGATATGTTTGTGCTGATAACGGACAGTCTGGGGAACCCGACAAGACGCCATGCGGCCACTCCTCGCAGCGATACCCGCTATGGTTTTGTAGCCGCAATACCTGACATTCAGCTCAACATCTGGAACGGCGATACCGTCCAGTTACCGTCGCGATATCTGATAGCTACTGTAGCTGAAATGGACGCACAGCTCTGGACGGTTAATAGCATCAAACCTAATTCCGACAGCACTATATCCCTGACGTTAGCTGAATATAGCGAATCAGTCTACTCCTGACAGCCTCAGCCACCATTACGGCCAGCCTAAGCGCTGGCCTTTTTTCATGGAAAAAATATGACTACACAGCCAACAAAAAACCCAGTGCCAAGCGAGTTGCCTCGCGACCTGAAATATAATGCAGGCAAGATCGACGAATTCACAAACTCTTTGGCAATGCAGTATATCGATAGGTTCGGTCAGGCTCATTATACCATTGAGGGATTAAAGAGCCTTGTTTTGCAACAGATATATGATCTGGGCTGGGTTCCCGTTGGGACGTTCCAGGCTGGTGCTAAAATATTGGCGGCAGGCTCTGTTATTCAGGACTCTTCAACCGGAATCTGGTATAGGTGGGATGATCTGGCAACAATACCAAAAACCGTGCCACCATCATCGACACCGGAATCAACAGGTGGGGTAGGTGAAGGAAAATGGATAGCAGTTGATATAAGTGAAGTATTAAGGAAACAACTGTCAGAAAAAACAGGCGCAAACCTGGTTGGATTTTCACAGCTGGCATCATACCAGGCTGGCACGGTAGGTAATGAATTAAAATCAATCCGTGTCACCTCCAGTTCACTTGGACTTTCAACATCGAATTCGGATGCGGCAAGTAATGCAATTGTTTTGAATAATAAGCTACAACAACTATACACCGCAGGAGTTCGTGAGATATACATGGATGTAAGTTATCCGGTTGATCCCGGATATGACTATGATAATTACATCTATTCCAGAAGAGTTCTCCATCTTCCTGACTTTCGATTTTATGGCCCAGGTAAATTTAGCGGATTGCCAAGCGGCCTATACAATGTATCCGTAGAGGATAAGTTGTGCAGTGAGCCGGTACTGGTGAATGGCTCTAATATCCAGATAAGGAAGCAGCCGAAAACAAATATCAAAGTGGTATTTTTTGGTGACTCTATATCGCTTGATTGGGCAGACTCACTAACTTTAGGCATATGCCAGTCATCTGTTATAAAGGCAGAGCTTCAGGCTCAGAATCCCGGATATACATTTACCTTTGTAAACAGAGCTATTGGTGGCCAGACTTGGATAAATGCTAATACAAAGCCATCAGCTTTCCCGTCTTGGTATGCTGACACCAGCAAAAATTGGGTTGACTATATTAACGATGAATCTCCTGACATCATAGTAATGGCATTCGGCATGAATGATCATATGGGATTCAACATGGGGACTATGGCTTCAACAGTTAATAAGCTGAGAGCAGGATCGCCGTATGCACATTTTGTAATGTGTACCTGCATGGTTCCCTCCAGATCAAGCGCTTACAATAATGGAGTGTCGTTTGATGGCCTGGGGTTTCAGGAAGGAAGAAACTTCGCGGCAGGCGCAGAAAGAACATATGCTCAATTTACTAATATGTCAGTCTGGGACTTCAACCGATACTATGTGCAGTGTCGGGATGGTAAAGACCAGGTTGCGTGCGAGCTGCAAGAGATTTCCGCAACGCCAACCAACGGTGCTTACTCTGCGCCTCAGTGCGTAGACTTCGCATTTGAAGCACTTATATCAGGGTGGAACAAGACAACGCCAATTTATGTTAACTGTGGCGGTGATACTTCGGAGGATTTTATTTATGTCGGGTCTGACGGGTCTGGAAACTTCCAGGTATCAGCAAGAACTGAGTATATTGATACTTACTTCAGCTTAAATACGGGAATTGCCATACCAAATGGAAACTTCTGGCTTGTTATAACAGTGCTGAATAACGAATGCCATGTTTATATCGGCACTAACGCTTCAGCGCCTGTCAGAGACGGCACTCCAAACACATTACTTTCATCATTCAGGATGATAAGACATGGCGGGATTACCAACCCAAAAATAGGTACCGGCGGAACTCTATCTGGGAACGTGTCTCAGATTCGGGTAATGCTTGGATTGCCCACCCAGCGCAAAAAAACTATTACTGACAGAGAGATGTGGGGTGAAGGAGATAGCACACCTAACAGAAAGGCTCCCTATGGTGGTAATGGAATTAACCACCCAAGCGCTCAAGGTTTGGCACGCATTATTACACCGGTAATGCAGGCTCAGAATCTCAAGATAAATTTTTCAGACCTTTCCCTTAACGTACTAATGAAAGCAAATGTTTCTACCTACCTTACAGTGCCGTCAGCGAAATTGGTCAATGGCATTCTCTTCCTGAAAGGCGGAGTTATGGGATCTGGCGTTACCCAGGGGGCAACTATAGCCACGATAGACCGATGGAGTGGTTTCGGGCAAGCAGATTATCTGGTCGGTACGCTTGGGGTTGACTCAGGTTCAGCGTGGGGTGCGAGAGTTCTTAGGATTAAATCGAATGGCGACATAGTTTGCGAGGTAGGAGGAGGCGTGGCAGGCATTCTCTTTAACAATATATCTGTTGTTCTGGCTTAATCTGAACAGGGATGCCTGTTGCGCAAAAAAGCCCCGGCGACGGGGCAACCCTGTACCGCGCGGATCTGAGCGGGCTAAGGTGTGGGAGCCTAAACAGTAACCACTCACGCCGTCTGCAGCAAATAAATAACCATACCAGCCAACAGTTTCGCAAAAGATACTCCCGGCGCATCTTGATCAGATCCACCGATCGATACTACTGTATCTATATACAGTTATAATCAGAGGAGGATTTGACCATGCCACGCGAGTATCAGATCAGAGAAGCATTCATCAGTTCTATCAAGCGCGCGCCATCAGGCCGCAGCACCGTCACCACTGCCGTCTTCGTAGAGGAGCTGGAGCGTGTTAACTGGCACTTCACGCTCAAGCAAGCTAACGACTGGATACGGAGCCACACAACCACGTTCCGCGACGCCTCAACGCAGGAGGGCGAGAATATGACGTGGTTCCGGTTCAACCCTAACGGTGGACTCTGATGGGGTTCCCTTCACCGGCGCAGGACTACATAGAGCCTCGGCTCAGTCTTAACTCAGTATTCATTCCCAATCCGGCCACGACGTTCCGTGTCGATATCCCGGACGGCTTCCTGCTGGTTGATTCAGCTGCGAAAGTAAAGCCCGGCAATCGGATCGCCTATCAGTGGAACGGCTATTCAGGGCTGGGAAAGTTGTACCGCAACAGCCTGGTCACGGAAGAGGGCGAGGTGATCGAGGGTGAGCCACTGAATGATGTCATCGTGCTGGGGAAGGTAACGTGCGAGGTCCGGCACGTTTATGACGATAGCCGGCCGACTATATAGGGGGTGTTACACCCCTTTACCGTCTATGTAATCAGCCCACCACTGCATCATCTCCCGGCGCTTATCGAGGTACTGAGCATGGTTGTAGATGCCACGGATATTGTTCCGGTCAACATGCGCCAGCTGTCGCTCGATGGCATCATGCGGCCAGCCATGCTCATTAAGCACCGTACTGAACTGGTGGCGGAATCCGTGGCCGCTCGCCAGCCCTTCATAGCCTATCTGGCGGATCACAAGCAGAACAGCCGCGTCGCTGATCGACTTTGATTTATCGTTGCGCCCGGGGAAAACGAAGGAAGACATTGAGGTGATAGGCTTCAGGAACATTAGCAGCTCTTTCACCTGGCGGGACATCGGCACGATGTGGATTTTGCGGTTCTTCATTACCTCAGCCGCGATGGTGATCATGTCGTTTTCAAAATCGATGTCTGCCCATTGCATGCTACGCATTTCCTTTGTACGCATGGCGGTGTACTGCAGAACCTGAGTTGCAACCCGGGAAATAACGCTTCCGGAGTAGGTTGCCAGCGCCGCGTTGAACGCCGGTATCTGCTCGGCCGGCAGAAAAGGATAGTTCTGCTTTCTGTATCCCTTCATTGCATCAGCCAGGTCGGGCGCCGGGTTATATTTAGCGCGGCCGGTTACCACGGCGTACCTGAATACCTCACCGCATCGGCGTCGGGCCTTATTGGCTCGCTCCATGGCTCCACGCTCTTCAAACCTGCGCAGCACCTTGAGCAGAGTCATCGGCTCAATCTCATCCATCTGCAGCTTTCCCAGATAGGGGAGGATGTCAGCCTCAAACATGCGCTTAAGCTCTGTGGCATAGTTTTCCGACCAGACCTGACGCTTGTGTTTGTACCATTCCTCAAAAATTGTGGCGAACGAGTCCGGCTCTTTCTCTTTATGCTTCTTCTTTATTGCCGGGTTCACTCCGATCGCCAGATCGCGCTTTAGCTCAAACGCCATGTTGCGGGCATGAGCCGGACCAATCTCCGGATACTTTCCGATGGTGTGCACTTTCTCTTTCCCATCGAACTGATAGCGGACCTGCCAGACCTTTTTCCCGGATGCAGGCACATAAAGGAAGAGCCCATTACCGTCAGCCACGCGATAGGGCTTTTCTTTGGGTTTAGCAGCGTCAATCTGCTTGATGGTGAGCATTGGGTAAAATCCGGATGGGTAAAATTGATTTACCCAGAATTTACCCAGGCAATTAACTGGCTGTCAACGAACTATGGCGAACGACAGCGAACGCATGATTAAGCGGATGCCTGAATATAAGGGAGTTTTGCGAACGGGTAAGGAGGGTGGCGAACTGCTATATGGCGTCCCCTGCAGACGTCTAACGCGTCATTCAAGTTATTTCGCCATATAGCTTTTATGGAATTGGGTTAAATTTTTACCCAGCAATTTACCCATTGCAGCCGGAAATCAGCTTGTTTTTGAATTCGAGGTGGTCACGATATTTCCAGCGGGAACGTCCGCTGATTTTGATGGGCTGGCAGAGGGTGCCGTCTTTAATGCGGTCGTAGATGTAGGTCTTGCCGAAACCAGTATCGGCCATGATGAACTTCAGGTCAACGAGCGTATCCTCGCGAATTTCCATGATTGCCTCCGGGCGATATTTTACCTGTGACATGACGCTGTCACTTCACAGGTAGCTGAAGATAATTTTGATTACGATGATTGCTGCGATGGTGATGATTAGGTGGAGTGGGGTGATCATGCTGCACTGACCTTTTCAGCAGATAGCAGCAACTTGGTTCCGATCGACATTAGCGCGTCACGGCTGACGTAGCCGGTCAGGCCAAAGTCTGACAGGAAAGGATTCCAGATCAGCAGCATCGACCCTTTGTTATTTCCATTCACTGCCCTACCTGTATCAGCGCGGATGAACGACAGCCTGCCATTGGTGATGAACCGAACTTCTGTGCATGAGCTCCGGGCCATGCTGAACCACCCGACAGAAGTATCTGCCGGCACAAGCATCACGGTACCCATGCCTTTCCTTGCCTCTTCGCTCGCCTTTAAAACCCATGGCGTAATGTCGCTATATGGCGGATTGCACCAGGTGATTCCGATCGGAAACTTCGCCGCCCAGTCCTGGTTTAGCGCATCGTCCTGCTCTGTGAGGTAAGTAGGCAGCAGATGGTTAAGCTTGCTGGCTGCGACATCTGCCACGAAACGGAACTCACGATTAAGGGCGGCAAAGATTTCTGGTGGCGTCTGCCACAAATCGCGGATGTCGATCGGGGTATGGCTGTCATGATAACCGGCCACGGTATGCAACAATTCAGACATAACAACTCCTCACGCAGAGCGCGATAGTGAATAGGGCGAGTGGGGGCTAGTGGCTGCGGAAGCCGTTGAAGTTTTTGCTAAGATTTTGAACCGTATTCACTGTGCTTTCTCATGCTGCCTCTCCATGCAATCTATCCACACGTCGTATGCCATATCACAGCGAGTTGGGCTCCATACCTGCCTTCGCTTTCCAGCCATGCCTTTCCACTGGATGACCTCATCCATGTATTTTTCAAAATTCTTTTTAGCCTCTATCTTCCATGATGGATCTTCAGGAATCACCTGAGGAATAACGTTTAGGAAAGCGAATTCACCATGCAATTTCTTCGCGCTCCTGTTATACGCTAACGCCGCCGCCTCCTCGGTTTCAAAGTAACCAATAAATTTAGTGACGCCATTATGCTTAAGCTGAGTCATCCATTTTTTGTGAATTTTATGGAAACAAACGCCCTTAAATTTTGACGCTCCATGATCTAGCTTTTTATTCGCTTGGTTTTGAGATTTCGTTGCCAACCTAAGGTTTTGAATACTATTGTTAGCCCGGTTCCGGTCAATGTGGTCGACATCAATTGATGGCCATTCTCCATACACATGCGCCCATGCAACCCTGTGAGCCTTGTACGTTACTGAGTCTATTGTTAACCCCCAGTATCCGCACTTATCCAAATACCCAGCCCTTTCACCAGGCTTTACGTTCTTGGCGCATTTTTCGGTCCAGAAAAACTCTCCTGTTTCTGGGTTATAAATAAAAAGCTCTCTAACTCTTTCAATGGATGCCTTTACCCTATATGGAAGCTTTCCACCCATTAAGACCTCCCGCGCAACTTTGCTCTTTCAATTTTCTCGCCATCATCTCTACACTCAACCGTACAGTACCTCCCTTTATCAATAGCCTCCTCGCAATAGTGGCACTTTCCGGTAAACTCGATCGCCGTCTTTGGGCGGTTAGCCAGCGCAATTTCAACGTTAAGTATTTCAAGGTCTGACGCATCATCTGCAATGTCGCACATAGTGATTCTCCAGATAACAGGCAATAAAAAACCTCGCCGGGGCGAGGTTCATTAATTTATTCAGATGCAGGCTTGGGCTTGTACTTTTCAATCGCCGCATCTACTTCTGATTGGCTAGGGGGTGAAAATTCTGAGGCAGCGTTATAAAATTTCCCCCCAGATTTATACTTATAAACCCTGAGGCTGCGCCAGATACGGGGTGGCTCACTCTCAAGAATAGATACGGTTGGTAAGCCTGCCACGTACTTAAGAGGCTTGCCACAATAGCCTTGCGCAAATATCAAATAATCATCCATAAAACCTCCTCTGCTGGAAATCCAGTTATACCATTAAGGCATTGTTTGTATTCCGCAGAAGTGTAAAGGACTGACTACCGGCGGACCTCGGCGCATTCTAATTGCACCAGCGGCCGGCGATCATGCAGCCGGGCCTTTATCTGCTCGCAGGCTTCAATGGTTGGATAGATTCGCTCCGACACCGGAGCGGGAAGGGCAGAGACTATTACGATGACGAAGCCGATAAGCATGGTGCCTCCGGTGCCGCTGCCAACATAGCCTGATGAGCGAACACGATTTCATCTTCGCCAATTTTATCAGAGTGCTCTTTTGCATATGACTGGCTCATGTCATTTCGCCAGGCAGCAATCATATTTTGCGTAGGCTCAATCGGCACCAGCTTCCATCCTGCAGGTGCTGCTACAGCATTTTCCGTCAATGCATATAGCGCAATCTCCATCAGCTCCACCATGTACCGCTTATCTGGCACTGCTTCAGCAGCATGCTTCCAGCGCCTAACTTCAATACGACACAATCCAATTAGCGTCTGGCGCTCCTCTTCACTCAATTCCGGCATCTCATACCGCATAAGCCACCCCCTTCCAGAAGATTACGCACGCTACCCACATAACAGCCCACATCTTGCCGCGAGTGCTCATTGGTCACCTTCCAGTGCTGGGCGGGCGTAGTAAGCTGGGACTGCTTCACCACTGACTACGAACATCTGAGCTGGTTTATTAAGCTCAGCAACATGCACGACAGGGGTTTCTCTACCGCTGACTATGCTGTACTCAGCACTATAACTGTCTTCCTCCTCAGCCCACTCTTGGGCTGCGGATTCGGCATTAATGGCTTTAATTTCACACGCATCTTCACGTTCCGAACCCATCTCAGGGCACCACACCAGAAACGTTTTCATTTGCCACCTGCCAGTGATTCATATTGGGAAGAGGTGGTGTCGGTTTCGGCGCGGAGCTGGGCGGAAATCTCGTCACATATATGAGTTAGCGAGCATAGGCCAATAGCTGGATGCTTCCTAACCACTTCTACACCCTCCGCCCGCACCGCGTTCAGCAGGGCATCAGTGGCTGGGGTTTCAGGTACAGATTGAGCCGCATCTGTTACTTGTCCGTTAGATGACCATGCTTCTCCAAGCGTGTAGCAGTCCTCATCAATGAAGCCTTTCAGCACCACATTCTCAGCCAGCACCGCATCCAGCTTTTGCTGCAGGGCTGCTATCTGCATATCACGCCAGCCAAGCTCTGCAGCAATATCTGATTTGCTGTGCAGGCTCTCACGCGTCATGTGATCGACGTGCCGACAGTAGTGGTTACCTGAGATATCCATCGCCATCAAATCGCGGTCACCGTAAATTTTCTCGCTCATATCTTTCCCCTTATGCAATGCCAGCCGGGCACAGGCCAGCATCACTCCATCAGTGTTGCGCCATACCGGCCGCGTCGGGTGTCTCTGAAGTCGCCCCAGCGCTCTACAACAGGCCGGGTGACGATGATTTGTGGCAGAGGAGGGCGCTTAGCCATCTCCTCATGCTCTCTGCGTTTCAGCTCAGCCAGGTAAGCATCCTCTCTGCGCTGAGGTGTCAGCAGCTGCGGATGGTCATGGCCTGCTTCCTGTGCTGCTAAGGCCGCCAGAACGCCATTCAGCACTTCCTGTTTGCGACGCTTAATCTCTTCGTCAGCTCCGCTCAGGCGTGACGAATGCGCCGGATATACCGGTGATGGGTTCATGGTGCGGCCTTATTGGTGGGTTAAATCAGAATGGGGG